AGTTGCATTTTCTTCTGCTTCAACCTCAGACATTACGCTGTCTAGTTCACTCTCAAAGTTATCGTCATCCTCAAACATTTCATTAGCTGATGCACCAACCTCTTCAGCGTTACCCATCTGACCCATCTCGTCCATGCGTTGAAGACCTTGCTTAGCTTGATCTCGAATCTTCATCAACTTCTCAAGACCAATAAATCTTACAACGTCAGCAGGGAAAACAAACTCACCTTCGCTCAGCTTGGCATCAATGTCATCTCTAACTTCTTCTTGCATGGAGCCAACAGGAACCTCATTGCCGCTAACAGGGTCAATGGTTCCACCTTCCTGCATCATGCCACCTTCTTGGAATAGTCTATTCATTTGTTCCACTGACCCGCCCTCTGCAAATCTTTTGTTATATTGAAGACCAAATCTAGGTTGTCTTCCTGTTCCAGTGCTTCCACTTACAGATAAAGATTCATTTGGTGTATCTTTAATTTTATAAACTGCACTAATATTTTTAAATTGTTCGCCCATGTCTGGAGTAGTTTGTTGATAGTCAACACCAAACTTTCCAACCGTTGCTCCAAGCCTTTGAGTATCTATCTTTCCTTTTCGATCATAGCCGCCAATTCTTTGACTGCCATAGTAAGCATCGCCTTGTGCTCGGCTAAAAACTTTTTCAAGACCTCCACGAAGAGATACCCCTTCAGAAAGTTTTATCTCACCATCAATAGCAACGCCTACTTGTTTCCCGCTTTCATCTAAAATAACACCATCTTCAAACTGTGTTTTTCTAGACTGAGAAGAAAAAGAACCAGAAGGAGTAACAGAAAAATTGTCGCCTTTATAAGTCAGGCTTCCTCTACCTCCACCGGGAATATTACTTCCTTCTAAAGAAATTCTATCAATTGGGTCATCTGTTTCAAATAGAGGCATTTGGTCCATTAATTTCATCCCTAAGTGTCTTTAACTTCTGTAGGCTATGTATTGCACCTTGTGCTCTATAAATATCTACAGTGTCAGTGGCTTGCTCTAGCTTTTTAATATGTAAAGCTATGTAATAATCAAGCATATCTTCATACGCTCTCCACTGCGTAACATTACCTGCCAATGGTTTTAATTTGTTTAACCAGTCTTTGTTCTTCATTGAATACTCTGCGGAACATTCCCACTAAAACCTTCTTCACCGGGTGTCGGAGCTTGACCAATGCCAATGTTCCCACCACCTGTACCAGCTGTATCAGCCGGTGAAGGAGGAGCCATCTCACCACCTTGTGGCGGCATCTCTGGCTGTGCTGGCTGCATAGCTTGCAAAGCCATTGCTTGCTTCATAGCCTCATCCATGTTGTTGCTCACCAGATCAGGATCTAAGTCCATGCTCTTTGCAATCTCACGAATGATGTAAGGCATCTTGGCAAACGGAGCCAATGTAGGATTGTTAACCACTTGCAAGAATTGAAGCAGACGCTGCGACCTAACTTCATTCTGCATCAAGCTTTCTGTGCCTCTGGCTTTAACTTCTAAGTCTCCAGCAGTTTCAGGATCATAGTCAAACTGCATGTTGAAGTTAAAGAAAGCTTCACCAATCGGACGCAGAAGATAATCATCTACGTTCTTAATAACAGTTTTGATGCCGCCTGAAGCAGCATTCATCAACATAGAAATACCGGAAGCGGTTCTGCCTACACCCATCACTCCAGTTTGACCGTGAGCAAAAGAGGGTAGACCTGTAGACTCGTCAGCCAAAACCCGTGCTTTGTCAAACATCATCAGGTTTTCCTGAGATACGTTAGGGAACTTAGTCCCAAACAAAGCTTGACCGGGAGCGCCGCCCTGTCTTCTAAATATTTTACCGGGATAGATTGTTAAGTCTTGTCCGGGAACGAGGTTGGTTTCATCTACCTCGAATACAAGGTTGCCAGAAAGCACCGCATTATCTACCGATAGACGCATAAAACCATTCATGAGAGTTTGTGTATCGTCCATGTTCTCAGCGATACCAACACCAAAGAAAGAGTAGGGATTTAGTTCATACGGTACAGCATAATACGGAATGCGAACTGGCTTAAACGGATTCAAAACTAATCTGATAATCTTCCCATTGCAATACCAAATGTTGGCTTGCAGTTCGGGAGCATCTTCAAGTTCTGCTGGAATCTTAATATCATTTTGTTCTAGAAGTTCTGTGTCTACTGTTCCCCAATATTCCAGCACTTCAAAACGCTCCACTCCAAAGTTAGGAGTAAAGTCTCTTAAATCATCTTCCCAATATTTCTTCTCATAATCTTCGCCCATGCTAATAACTTGTTCAATAACTTTGCCTCTGAACATTGGGCGCTTCTTCAAATTGCGAAGCTGAACCTTGCTTAGCTTATGTCTCTCAATAGCATACTGAGCTTCATCCATGTTAGAAGCATCTGGATCTGGATAGAAATTCCAAACACTAACATGAGAAGTTTGTGGCATTGTCTTGATGACAGGGTTGTACTCACCTTCTTCAGTCCAGTTGGAGTACTCTTTGTCTACAGCAAAAGGACCCTTCATGATGCCTGTACCAAACAGTGCCATCTCAAACGCAGCAGAACGAAGCTGCTTATTAGCTCCACTTTCCTCAAGCTGGTCAATAATTTTCTTCTGCATTTTCTTTGCAGCAACTTGAGCAGGGCTGTATGTAATTGTTGTCGGAGTTACGCCCGGACCTTCTTTTACATCTTCGCCTTCTAGCTGGTCGCGCAACGGACCAAGCATCTCTCTAAGAACATCGCCCATCGGTCCTTCAGGTAAAGCAGGACCAGCTTGCTCCATCTCTTTTAACTGAGGATTTGTCTCAATGTGGACATGCTCTGCCACGCCTTCAGGCAGTGTGGTCGGCTCAATAGAAAGAGGAAAACTGTTGTTTGCAAACAACACATCGGTGATCTGTCCGTATGCCGCAAGAGTTTTGGTCTTTGTTACTTTAACAAATACACGGCTCTTCTCAGCTTCGGTGAATTGAACATCAGGACCATAGATGCCCCTATAGTTTCTATACGCTCTTAGCCATCTCTCTTCATCACTGCGTCTAGCTTCTTCAGCTCTAGTGAATCTTCCTTCAATAAAACCAATCAAGGAGTTACCCAAGAATGTATCTTGATCTTCAGTTGAATCAGGTAGGCTGACAGCTTTGTCATCCATGATGGGTTCGTTAGGTGTTGTTGCCATGTCTTAGTTATACCACAAAATTAGTAATTAAATGTCTTATCAGCAGGTTGGTAGCGTTTAAAATTATTTGGATTGTAGTCAAATATGCTACTACTTCTAGGTCTAGACATTAATCCATAACGAAGAGCATCGTATGTGTGGTCATTCCTCACCTTAGTGTCGATGTCTTCCGTATTTGATTTATCAAGCGGCAAAGTAGGTAAGTCTGATATGAGTTGTGTGCATGTGTTAAATATAACCATGCGTGGTTGATCAGTGTTTGGGTCGATCTGTAATCGTCTGTGTACTTCATTTTTACCAGCTACCCTACTGCCAGAGCTTCTGTCGGCAGGACGCCAACGGCATCCCTTCAATATCATTCTCTCTGCAATTGATGGTCCCGTGTCTCCACGTTTATGCCAACAACTGCTGTCGAGAACACCATATCGTATCGCTTCTCCATCTTCCATTTGTAAGACTTTGTTTGCTAAGTCTTCTGCAAGAAGCTTTGTTGCGTACAATTCTCTATAAACAATTATAGACTCATCCGGGGCAACTGCAAACCACAGAACAGCAGAAAAACTACCATATCCATAGTCACATGATCGGAACTTAGTCCAATTAGACGGTATGTCAAAGGGTTCTGTAACATGTATCTTCCTATTAAACTCTGGAAATGCAGCACCTTCTGCCACATCCCAGTCACCATCTAGTAGTTGTCGCCTCTGATGCTCAGGCAACGACAACAACATTGTCTCATAATCCCCCGCCTCTGCCAAATATGGGTTGTCTGACAGCTTAGCCGGTATAAATCTACGCTTGAATAGCGGCTCACCCTCTCTGCTGTGCCCTTTAGGGTACAACATTGTCTCACCAGTCTCTACATCCGTAGCCCAAAAAGAACTATTCGGCGGTGCTGGCTCAATAAACATCTTCCTAACCCACTGATGCCCTCTATTGCCGGGGTTAGTTGATGCCCTCATGTAGACAGGTAGGTCAGGTGCGGTGCTACGCAAGCGGCTTCGCATGTAATTCCACGCAAATGGGGTAGCCCACTGCGTTAATTCGTCAAAACCTATCCAACTAAATGACAGACCTTGATAACGTAGAACATCTTCATCTCTATCAAGGTATGACATCCACAATCTAGCCCCTGAAGGAGCTTGCCATTGCATCTTTCTCTCACTCCATTTGATGCCCGGAATAATTTTCGGGTACATCTCTTGGCTTTTCCATATAAGTTCCCTCAATTCTTCGGTGGTGTGTCGCAATAACAACCCCGAAAACTGCGGGTGACTCATATATCTCAGCGGATCAGCCAGCATTGCATAGCTTTTACCGCCTCCAGCAGCACCACCATACAACACTTCTCTCTCTGATGATGCTAAAAACGCTGTCTGTGGACCTTCATTAGGCTTGAACACCACATTGTGCATCTGCTCAAGCTGCTGTTGCTCCTCTAACTGTGCATCAAGCAAGCTCTGCGGCTGCTCTGTCTCTGAGATCCCTGTACTTCTGACGCTCGAAGAACTCTTCGTTGCCTTCTTTACCGAGCGCCCTCTCGTAGGCTTGCGCTTTGTCGAGGGCTTTTTCGAGCCTTCGGGCAATGTTGCGGTAAGTTGCAGTCTTTCTTCTACGGTGCTGCTCATTCTTTATCCTCTTTAACAACCCCGCATGAGATATATAACGTCCAGTTGTCTTCGTTAACCAATTTGCTACCTGTCTGCTACTATATTGTCTTAAATATAGTTTCGCTTTCTCAAGAGCCTCAAGCTCAAATGGAATCGGTTCGAGCATTTCCTCGTCATCTTCTGCCACCTTATAGCCGAATGGAACCGTTCTAATGTTCCCTATGCGGGGTATGTTAACCCACTTGTTTTCTTCTACTGGTTGCGGAAGAATCCAACTACCTAAATCTCTCTCAGACATCTTTCGGAGGTAAGATCATTATACCATTAGGTGCATCAACCTGCACCTTCTCTGTCTTAACAATGCCAGCCCTATCCAACAAATCTTTAGCAGCATTAAGCTTGTCTCTGATGCCTAACTCTGTCGGGTCAACAATGCCACTAACCATAGCCATAGCAGCACGGGGAGCATTAGAAGCTAAGAACATTTGTGTGGCTTCAATGATCTCTTCTTTAAGCGCAGTAATAATATCTTTTGTTGCAGTGTTAGCACTGTAGCCAGCAGCAAGCTTAGCCTTAACAGGGTCGCCACCTGCTTCAGTAAACAACACCTCTAAGAATTTAACTTGCTGCTCTGTTAATTTTTTTCTTTCCATATTTATCCACCATTCTGTGCTGGGTCAAAGAATTCTTCTGCTGTGATGGTCACATCAAAATTTGATGAAGCTTCTGTAGTGACCCTTAAAGAATCTCCAGCATTCAAAACAAGATAGCTTTGATCAAACCTTAAAAAGCTGTAGCCAGCAACTACATACCCATTAAGTATGTGATAGGCTGTTGATGCGCTTGCATCATACCATTCAATCTGAATCGTACTGTTGCTGTTACCAGCGTTAGCTGCAAATAACAAAACCACCTTAGCTGTGAAGTTAGGTGGGCATTGATACACTGTGGTTAGTGTAGCAGCAGGAACAACAGTTCCTTTGGAAATAATTCTTGATGGTAACGCAGTTGTCATGTTTTTCTTTTAGGCTTAGGCTTAGCTTTGCCAGCTTTCTGCAAAGCAATGGCAATAGCTTGCTTTTGTGGTCTGCCCTCTTTAATCAGAGTTTTAATATTAGCCCCGATTTGTTTTTGACTTTTGCCGGTTTTTAGTGGCATTGGTTTCTTTCTTCTTTGAAGTAGTTGTAGGCTTACCAGCAGCAATAACAAGAACTAGAGCTGGTTGTCCCTTTGGCATTTTCTTGCCTTTGGTTTTTTGAGGATGCATGTTATTTCTTCTCCGTAGAATATTTTCTACCTTCAAAGGTAAATGTTTTCTGCTTCTTATCTACAGCTGCTGAAAAAGCTTCTTTAAAAGCTTTGCTGCTCTCTGTTCCTTTTTTGTAGACTGGATAGTCTTCTTTGTTGGTTCTCTCATCCTTAGCCATAACAGTTTTTGTTTGTGGCTTCGGTGTCTCAGTTTTTTTCTTTTCTTCTTTAGACTTCATTGCCGCCACTGTTGCTCCAGCGGCAGCGGCTGGTGCAGCTCTCATAGCTGTCCTTGATGCTGCTCTAACACCCGCTTCTTTCTCACTCGCTCTAGCAGCACCTTTAGCTGTAGAAGGTCCAACTGCTTTTTTAATTTTAGTTAGATCTTCTTTGGCTTGCTTTAGATTCAAGTTAGGGATGTAGTCATTTCTATTTCTAGCACTATCTACATTCTTTTTAGAAGTGGATGTTTGAGAAGACCCTTTCTGAGACTTAGCTCTATCACCAAATCTAACACCAGTCTTTGCTGCTTTGCCAGCTAGTTTACTAAACAATCCCATGTTATTTCTTTCTGCTTGGTCCAGACGGTTTCATCGAAGCACCACAGTTAGCATAGCCGCCTTTGTTCATAGCCATCATCGGCTTCTTGGCAGCATAACCACCACCCATCATCTTCTTCTTGGCATAACCACCAGCCATCATCTTATGCTCACTGTCTTTCATCATTGTGCCATCAGGCATACGATGCATGCCTTTCTTTTTAGCTGCACCACCATAGCTAAAGCCGGGAACTTTATTCTCTTTCAAGATTTTCATCTCCAATTTGTTGGCATCCATGTCAAACTGCTCTCTGACATCAACAGGATACTTTTCATCATTTGACTTTCTGCGAAGCTCTTTTAGCTCTGCCATCATTTGCTTTACGTCTGCTGCCATCTTTATGTCCTTGTGGTAGTGGTTTAAATAATGCAGGAACTTGCTGTACTCTTTGAGTATCCTGCTTAGGTAAAGGTTTCCCTAACAAATAACTCATGCCCTATACTTTGCGGTCTTCTTAGCAATGGCTTTAGGCTGTGCCACAAATTGCTGACCTTTACTTTTTCCTTCTCTCTTGGCTTTAGTTGTAGCAGCATACTCTGCACTTGTCAAAGCCTGTCTAGCCTTCTTCGGTAAGTAACGCTCACCTGTAGCTTTCGATCCTTGTGTTGATGGCTTACCACTCTTGGTTCCCCACTCTTCTTTGGTCCAGCTCTTTAGAGATTGTTGTGAAGGAGCTAAACCACCTTTATTAAATGGCGGCTCTTCAGCTAACATCTTACTTCTTTTCATTGCAGCGGCAATTGCTGCATCTTTAGATTTGTGTGTGCTAGTCGGTTTAATCTCACCAGCCTTTAACTTCTCAACTAATTTATCTTCAGTGTATTGTTTATTGCCATGAATGGAAGGAACATTAACCCACTTGTCCTTACCCATCTTCAATGTGGTGGATCTTTCAGATTGATACTCACCATCCTTCTTATACACTTTGCGACCAGCAGCCGTGATGTTACCTGTATCTTTACCAGCAGACTTGCTCATTTATAACCACCACCTTTTTCTTTGTAGGCTTTAGCCAACATCTGAGCTTTCCTTGCACTCCACTGACCGGGAGCGCCGCCTTTGCCTCCAGCCTTGATACGTTCAAACTCTTTCTTACGCATGGTCGGCTTGGTATAGTTACCGGCTGCATTAACTTTAGACTTTGTTACCATTTTACTTTGTGGCTCCAGTAGCGAGCAGACATCTTATCTGGACTAGGATCTTGGGCATTGTGCCTTGCATAATAAGATTTCTTCCGAGCCTTGTCTTTGGCTGTGGTCGGATTGGCTCCAGCACCTTGAACACCCTGCTGCCCAAACCTAATCAACTTAACCTTGTCTCCATCCTTAGCCAACACCGCATGTGACTTCTTAGGATGATTGGGTGTACGCTTCGGCTTGTTATAGCCAGCGAACTTCTCACCTCTGTGTTCTATTGCCATCTTTCTTCCTCTTCTTCTTTGTCTTTCTCCAGCCCTCTTCCATCATAGCATCTTCAACATCATCTAAAGAAAACAAATACCCCGTCCTCTTCTCCAATGCCGACCTAACATAAAAAACATCACTATGAAAGAAAGCACTCTCATCCGTCTTATTGTTTAACAAAGCATAATAGGCTTGTGAAAGATACGAATACGGTGGTTGATTAACTTCCCCACTAGCCTCTAATTCTTTTCTAGTCTTCATAAAATGAATTATAAACTACTACACCATCTTTGTCAAGAGCACACTCTGCTAAAGGTGGTACTATGGCGTACCGACCTGTCCCAATGGTAAGTGATGGTTATTATTCTTATACTTAATATATACCCTATATAGAGCCTATAGAGAGCATATGAACAAAAACCAAATTTTCATCTTACCATCTGGAAAGCCCAGAAGGGATATGTTCTTTTATGGCAACTGTTAGCCCACCTATTAGTCAGTTGCTTTTAACCGATACCCATATCAAGTCCGGTACGGATAACATCAGGTGTAAATGCTTCCGTGTCTTTTCTTCTCAGCAGCCGATACAAGCTCTTTACTATGTAGATTGTCGGAGAGTAACAAGGAACATAAAGTTCCCTACGTCTACAAACACAAGTTATACAGCAATAGCATAGGCTTTGTCAACTCTTTTATGGTTTATATAGAATAAAAGAAAAGAATCCTCCACCATCTCTCCACCATCCCCTCATACTCCTACTGTTTAGATTGGTGGCGGTATCAGTTTAGATCGGTAGCGGTAGCGGTATCAGTCGAAATCAAGATGAGAATCATTCTCATTTAGGTTAACCTCCTTAGTGTATAGGGACGTTATCAATCTGGTCCGTATGGGGGTGTCTTTGTAGATGAGAACGATTGCTATTTACTTTGTAAACCTCATAGCTCATTCTAGGTTTACAAGTGATTTTCCCTGATCTGTGTGTCTATGTGTATATATATACGCGCTACCCCACCCTGTCCCACGCCCGTAC